TTTGACGAAGAAGATTCGTCCTGGATTGAATGTGCCTGAACTTGACATTGAGGACAACACCAATTCAGCTATCTCTCAAATGCGTGCAGAAAATGAGGCTTTAAAGGCCAAGTTTTCACAGCGTGAGGCAGTAGAAAACCTTGAAAACATCAGACGTAATGTCGTGAAAAAAGGGTTGGTGAGTGAGGATGAGATGCCTCAAGTAGAAAAATTGATGTTGGAGAAACGCATTGCAGACCATGAAACGGCTGCAGAGCACTACAACTGGATGAAACAAGCTGCAAAGCCTACGCCTACAGGGTACAACCCCAGTGCTATTCGCCAATTTGATCTTGGTAAGTATTGGAAAGACCCACGGGGCGCAGCGCAGCAAGAGGCCGTGCGTGCTTTCGCAGATTTGCGGAAACCCACACGTCCTATCGGTTTGTAAAAGAGGGTGTAATTTGTTTGGGCAGAGATGCCCGTCTTTAAGGAGCTAACTATGGCTATTGGTGGCGGTATTCTGCCTCAAACAGGGTCAAGTCAGTTTACAGAATTAACCTACGTCACAAGACGTGCGTTTATTCCTAAACTGGTTGTCCAACTGTATAACTCTACGCCACTAATGGCTGCGTTGATTGCCAACAGTCAACAAGCCTCTGGTGGTGTTTCTTCAGTAACTGTTCCCGTCCAGGGCGCACAGTTTGTAAACGCTCAATGGTCTGACTACTCTGGCTCTTTTGCCCAGCCGTCAGTCCAACAAGGTGCTTACAACGCTGAATTTGACCTCAAGTTGATGATCTCTCCCGTACCGTTCCTCGGTATGGAAGGCGTGGCTCAACAAGACGCTGCAATTATCCCGTTGATTGAAGCCCGTATGAATGACGCAACAAACGTCATGATGGACGCAATGGCAACGGCCTTGTACAACAACACTACCAACAATCAACAGTTCATTGGTTTGCCCGCTGCTGTGGATGATGGTACAGGTGGTGCTGCATACCAGACTACTTACGGTAACATCAACCGTTCTACCTATACTTGGTGGCAGTCTAAGGTTTACGCAGCTGGTAACGTAAACCCCACACGTCAAAACATTCTCCAGTACATCTCTGGTACAGTGAAAAAAGGTGCAGAAATGCCCTCTTTCGGTGTTTGCGGATTTGGTACTTGGACATTGTTGGCTCAAGACTTTGTTGGTCAAGAGCAATATGTGATCACTCCAGGCTCTGGCTTTGACGGTGACAACAACGGCCCTCAAGCTGCATTCCGTGCGTTGATGGTTGCTGGCGTGCCTATCTATCCAGACCCATACTGTCCAGAAGGCACAGTGTACTTCCTCAACACTAACTACTTGTCGCTCTATATCCATGAGCAAGGTTCGTTTGTGTTTACAGGGTTTGAGTCCACTCTACCTAACTGGCAAATCGGTTATGTCGGTGCTGTTCTTATGATTGCTGAGTTGGTGTCTGTCAAGCCCAAGTCAATGTCTAAGATCACTGGCTACAATTATTTGTCGCTATAAGGAGAATTTGAAATGGCATTAGCTCTTAATAAAATTATCCTTGCAAGTGCAGTCGCTAATACGCCTGGTGCGTATTTCCAGATTACCACTACACCCGCCACAACAGTTGGTAACGTCATTCCCGCTGGTGTTTACATTGTGTTCCCTACTGCTAACGTGACCATCCAGGCCACCAGCGCAGTGAATACCAACGGTAACATCACAGCAGTTTCAACCGTGTTGGCTAACAACACTGGTGGAATGATCTTCTCTGACGGTGTTAACGTGTTTGCCAACTCTTCTGTTACCAACGCTACAGTTACTTTGTTGACTGTTGACGGTGGACAGAACGTGTCTGGTACATACAACGCATCATAAGGAGTGAACAATGGCTAATCCCGATTCAGTCAGTCAGTATTATCTGGATTCGTTTGGATACGGTCGTATTGGTCAAGCTACAGTTGTGTCTATGGCAGCCTTGGGTAATGCGGTTGCCACTATTCCTTTGTTGAATGGTGGCCTCACAAACTCAGGGACTGCAGTAGGTTCTGGTGCAGTGATTCCTCGCAGAATTACTGTCAACAATCCTACAGGGTCTGTTTCGTCTGCTTATGTGACGATTACAACAAGCAATGACGGCAACGCATCCAATGCGATAGTTGCTAACGTGGCTTTGAGTAACATCACTGCAGCGGGCAGATACCAAGACTTGACCATAGCAACGCCTTACTCCACTACAACTTCAGTTACTGGCAACTTGACACAGTCACTTTATGTGAATGTGACCACAGTTTCTGGTAATAGCAACACTGTGAACTTCCAAGTTTACGGTGACGTTGTACAGTTCTAATGAACGTGTTTGTTACGAACCGTGGGGACACACAGCTCGCTGTGGGTTCTTACGAGTTCAAAAAGAATACTCCTGTAGAGTTGCCTATTGAGGCAGCTGTGCAATTATTTGGGTATGGTCTTGATGATCGAGAGCATATCTTGGTTCGCTGGGGGTGGATACAACTGCACAGCGAACTAGCAGAAGGTTTGAAAAAGTTAGATCAGTTTGAAATTACAACTGAAAGACCAGGGAAAAACAGCTCGTTACCCTCGGCTGTTGGACGAGTACCCCTAACCCTCCAGAAGGGTTCGGGGGAAAAGACTCAAATGAAGGTAGCCTAACATGGACAGCAAATGGCAACGCTTAACGACTATCTCAGCCAAGTTGAAAATTTGCTCCATGACGTTAACAATGTTTTCTGGACGCAAAACCAGCTAACCACCTACATTAACGAGGCGAGAGAACGCACCGTTAGAGATACTGGTTGTCTGCGTAATCTTCAGACTACTACAGCTCCCCTGGCTTACAACTCTACTGCCCTGACGGGTGTTTCTCCTACCATTTGGGCGGGCAACACTGCAGTCACAGCTGGTCAGTACGTCTTCTCCAACATCTACAACTATGTCTACACTCAGAGTGGGACATCAGGCAACTCTGCACCGATCTATCCTAACGGTGCTAATCCTTTCCCGCCCACCACTCCATTTGCAGATGGCACTGCCATGTTGCAGTATGTGAGTAATTGCGAAGTTCTTCCATTTAATGCGTTGCCCCAGGGCATCAATGTCTATGATGTTGTCAATATCAACTTATATTGGGGCAATAGTCGGATACCTTTGCGTTATCTGCCTTGGTCCAACTTCACTGCCCAGCTGCGATACTGGCAGAATTATGTGGGTAGACCCATCTGTTTCTCTATGTACGGGCAACAGGCCATCTACATTGCCCCCATACCAGACCAACTCTACTACATCGAGGTAGATACCAATATTTTGCCCACTGCGTTGTCACTCAATAACCCCACCCAGACCGACAGCATCATTGACCCGTGGTCTACAGCGGTGCAATACTACGCTGCATACAAGGCCAAGTTCTATGAACAGTCCTATGGTGAGGCTGAAATCTTCAAACAAGAGTACAACAAACACATATTGAACGTCCTCAACAGCACGTTTACAAGAAGGATTCCTGATCCATACAGTAGTGGAGGGTAAGAATGGCCTCCGCAGAACAGAAGAAGTCCTACCAGGTAATCAAGGCTTTCAAGGGTCTCAACACCAAAGCCAACCGCACGGCTATTGACAAGGATGAGTTCTCCTGGTTAGAGAACGCCATGCCTGTGGGGTCTGGCAATATGCGGATTATTCCCACCAGTAGCAACGTGACCAACGGTGCAAATGCGGTGGTGTTCACCAACAACGTCACTTACCTCACTTCTGCCAACATCAATGACGATTACATTGTGGCTGCAGAAGATAATGGAGCATTACAGGCATTTGACCTGTCTTCTAACAACTTTGTCACTATTGCGAGTACAGGCACACTGTCAAATGCCAACGTATCTAGCACGCAATACCAAAATACTGACCTGTTTGTGGGTGACCCCAACAAGGGTTTGTTTGACTGGAACGGGGTTAGTCTGATTCCTGTAGGTTCTGTGGGCAGTATTGCCATTACCAACCCTGGTATCAACTACACGTCTGCTCCAAACGTGGTAATTTCCACGCCCAACAATGCCAACGGTGTTCGGGCAACAGCTGTGGCATCAATTACCACAGGTTCTGGCGGGGTGCAGAGCATTCAAGTAACTAATGGGGGTAACAGTTATACATCTGTGCCCACGGTGACGATTGCAACCCCAGATGTACAGGGTGGCAGCACCGCAACCGCTTCTGCGGTTATACAAGGGGGCAATGTAGTCGCTATTTCTGTGGTCACGCCTGGTTCTGGTTACCTTAATGCTCCGTCTGTCAGCATTACTGGGGGCGGTGGGTCGAGTGCAACTGCAAATGCAGCACTTTCCACGGGTATCGTGAACTCGATTATTCTCACAAATGCGGGTAGCGGGTACACGTCTCAGCCTAGTGTCACTATTTCTGGCGGTGGTGGGTCAAATGCTACTGCTCTAGCCCAGCTCGTCACTTTTGCCACAGGTGCAGTGACCATTCAGGTTACTAACGGGGGCACAGGCTACGGTCAGTATGACAACCTAGCAGTCACCATAACGGGTGGTGGGGGTGCAAACGCAAATGCAACTGCTATTGTTTCTGGAAACGTGGTCAGCCAAGTCATTATGAACAATCCTGGCACGGGTTACACCTCTGCACCGTCTGTGGCGGTTTTAGGTGGAACTGGCACGGGTGCAAACCTTGTTGCGACTGTGCAGTTAAACCCCATAGTGGACTTGGCTACCTTTTCCAACAGAGTTTGGGTGGCACAGGGGCGCACGGTGTATGCGTCTGCCTCCACAAGCCCCACAGATTTCACGTCTGTCTCTGCTGTGGCGTTCAACATTCAGGATAGCACCTTGCACGGCAACATCAAGGGACTCTTGTCTGCCAATAACTTCTTGTATATTTTTGGAGACGATAGCATCAACGTGTTTTCTGACTTGCAAGTGACCTCCACAGGGGCTACGGTGTTCACCAACACCAACGTGAGTGCGTCTATAGGTACATCCAGAATATACGCCATTTTCCCCTATTTCAGGTCAGTCCTTTTCATGAACGACTACGGTATTTATGCCCTGGTCGGTTCTACCACCACCAAGATTAGTGACCCTCTAGACGGTATTTTTCCTTATATTGACTTCAGTAAGCCTGTTACAGCTGGTCAAACGCTGCTCAACAACATCCTTTGTGCGGTGTTTAACTTCTATGTGAACAGTTCTTTTCCGATTGGACCATCAGGATCACGCTACATTCAGGCTATTTTCTTTGAAAAGAAGTGGTACATATCTAGCCAGGGTAACATTCAATATGTGACCTCTGTTCCATTTGGTGGGAAGGTCAAACTGTATGGTACAGATGATAAAAAAGTATTAAGACAGTTGTACAGTGACAGTACAGCCAATGTGAGCAGTTATATCCAGACTGCACTCAATGAGATGGGTGACCCCATCCGCACAAAACAAGCCCTCAAATTCGCTGTAGAGGCCACGTTGTCGCAAGGTGGTACTCTGAGTGTCACCGTGGACTCAGAAACGGGTTCTAGCCCCGCCTATACCCTTACAAACACGATAGGGTGGACTAACAACTTGGGCAACCTCATTGGTTGGACAAACAACTCGTCTGCAACGATAATTTGGTTAAATCAGGCGGGATATTATCTGTACAAATCAGATGCAGAGCAGTACGGTAAGTATTTAGGGTTAACGCTAACCAGTAATTCTGCTGGGTATATCGTCAACACATTTGAGTTTGAGCATGAATTAAGAGTGAGGTTCTAACATGGCATTACCAATAACAGTTCCCTACACGTTTGGAAACGCAACCACGGCTATTCCACTGTCCAACCTAGACAGTGACTACGCCACCGTTTACCAGGCGGTGAACGGTATAGGCAACGGGTCTGTGGCACTGGCAAATGTGGCAATCACAGGTGGCACTATTTCTGGTAACACGACTGCATCTAACGTGACCGTCAGTTCAGGCACGTTTACAAACGTCACGTTGTCTAACGTCACCATCTCGTCTGTCAGCACGCCCATCACGGCTGCAGAGGGTGGCACAGGGCTAACGTCATTCACCGCCAATGGTGTGGTGTATGCGTCTAGTACAAGTGCATTGGCTACTGGGTCTGCGCTGACATTTAATGGTACTAATTTTGTTGTTGGTTATACGAGCGCAGGTAATATAATTGCTTATACAGGCGGCTCTATCAAAGTCAATAGGGCTGATAACGCAACAAACAATGAAATAAAGTATGTAACTTCTGGCGACTTGTTTTACTTTAACCAAGCAAATGGTGGTGCATACCAGTTCAATATTAGTGGCTCAGAACAAATGCGCCTAACCAGCACAGGTCTGGGTATTGGTAATACATCCCCCGGTGCTATTTTTGGGTCAACAATTGTGGCTGGCCCGTCAGGTGGAAGCGGAACTTTGGCGGTTCCCGCAGGTTACATTTACTCTAACACCACAAACGATTTAAAGTATGCGGCTGGCACTACAGCCTCTGGCGCTCATATTTTTAATAGCGCATACAGTGCGGCAGAATATGCTCGTATAGACTCCAGTGGGAATTTGTTGGTGGGGCAGACTAGCGCGGGCGCTTTGAATTCAAATAGCATTTGTATCAATGGCCCTTCTAGCGGTGGGAGCGTTGTTGTTAACCATGCAAATGGCTCATCTTCTGGTTCTGGTTATGAATTTTTTGCTTATAACGCAAGTGTAATTGGATCCATCACCCAATCCGGCACAACCGCAGTTCTTTACAACACCACATCTGACCAACGACTAAAAGAAAACATTGTTGATGCACCACAAGGCAATATTGATGGTATCAAAGTGCGTTCATTTGATTGGATAGCAGATGGCAGTCATCAAGATTACGGCATGATTGCACAAGAACTGTATGATGTTGCTCCTTATGCGGTTACAGGAACCCCAGATTCTGAAGAAATGATGCAAGTGGATTATTCCAAATTAGTCCCCATGATGATTAAAGAAATTCAATCCCTCAAGGCTGAAGTAGCTAAACTTAAAGGAGCTTAATATGAATACTTATGTATGGACAATCTCTGCGCTAGACGCATATCCAACAACACCACAACCTGATTGCGTGTTCTGCGCCCATTGGCAATGTGTGGCAACATCAGACCAAACTCACACAGTAAATGGGCAAACAGTCCCCTACACCGCAAGGATTTATAGCACTTGCAACATTGTTTACAACCCTAATGAACAATACATTCCTTATGCCAATTTGACACAGGCAGAGGTATTGAATTGGATTTATGAAAATGGCGTTGACCAAACGGCAACACAGACCGCATTGGATACAATGATTAACGCACAGATCAATCCTACTGTGGTTACGCCACCCCTTCCCTGGGCAACACAAGGAGCATAAAAATGGAAATAGTAACTCTACAAACTCAACTTGTTAACTCTATTCTTCAATATTTGGCTACTAAACCTTATCAGGAGGTTGCGCCTCTTATTGCAGAAATACAGAAACAAGCCACTCCACCAGCTCCTGTGGAACATCAGCAATGAGTGTATCTGCCCCATTCACCCCATCTGGTAACACTGTAGTCATTACAGCGTCTACGACTGCGCCAGCACCTTCACAGGTGTTGTCTTCTACGCTGGGTGGAAATCAATACAGGATCATCAATAGTGGCAATGTAACTGCATTTCTAGGTTATGGGCAGACTTCTTCACTTGCTGCAGCTGGTGCAGTTGTGCCCACCACCACACAAAACAACTGTCTAGCCCTACTGCCTGGTACAGATGAGATTCTCACGTTTGTGCCTAATGCTTACTTTTCTGCAAATGTGGCAAGTGGGTCTGCAACCATTTACATAGTTTGTGGTGACGGAGACTGATCATGTTAAAAACAGTATCTTATATTGGGTTAACGGGGCAATTAGTTTACGCTGGCACATGGAATGCCAATACAAACTCGCCCACGCTTACATCTGGTGTGGGTACTAAAAACACATATTATGTGGTTTCTGTAGCGGGAACAACCACGCTAGACGGCATATCTTCTTGGTCTGTGGGTGACTGGGTTATCTTTAACGGGACGGTCTGGGAAAAGGTATTGGGAGGCACTACAGAGTCTTTTGCCAACGTAGCAATCACAACGGCAACGGGTTACCTCTACGCCAACAATACTGCCAATGTCACCGCATCTTTGACCATTCCTAATTCTGGACTAGCCAACAGCAACGTCATTATTGGCAACACCACGATTGCACTAGGCAGCACAACATCTTCACTAGGCAACGTGACGATGGCTAACGTGACTATAAACACAGGCACGATCAACGTACAAACTACCAATCACACAGCACAAACAAACGTCAGTGCTACTTTTTCTAACTCTAGCATGATGTTAGTCCCAGCTGGTTACATTAACTATGACCTTAACGGCACAATAGTAAAAGTGCCCTACTACGCTGTTTAAAATGAACGATGACAACAACAACCTATCATTCCTAGACTTACTCATTATGTGGGTAGGGACGGTGGTGGGGCACATTACACTGTCCACTCTAGTGTTGTTGGCTACGTTAATTTACACTGTCATAAAGACATATCTCTTAATTAGAGATAACTTTAGGAGAAGATAAAATTAACCAGAACGATTTAGCCTATGTACAGTTTGGTGACGTGGAGGGTCTCTCTAGGCTCGTGTTCGAGAACTTTCAGCAACACAGGCTATTTTGGCAAACACTTAACCGCAACAACATTGCTACGCCTTTCTACCCTATAGAAGAGGCTAGTCCAGATAACCTCGATGACTGGTTACTCATCCACAATCAGATGCACGAGTCCTTGGCAAAGATTCTTAACCTGGCTAACCCTTTCCAACTGCTAGATGCGGACTGGAATGTGGAAGATGACTTCTATGATTGGATAGGGGTTCACCAGGATATTCACCAACAAATTGCACAAAGGTTAGGGGTGCAGTAATGCCTTATATTGGACCACCACAACCCGCAGCACCTCCTACACCAGCTGTACCAGATACGCCAGAAAATACTGGGGAGGCTCAACAGGCTGCGGTAACTGCTGCACAACTGGCAGCGCAAGCACAAGCACAACATGATGCTCAGATGGCTCAGTTGGTAACTCCTACCCCTACACCTACGCCCACGCCCACACCAACACCTGTACAACGCACTGCAACACCATTTGTATCATCTACTGCGCCTGGTGCGGTGGGCACAAGTTATGGTCAAGCGACTAGCGATCAGATTGTTCTTGCACAAAAAGAAAATCCAGAGTTGTCACAAGCCTTGGTCAACGGTACGGCAGCTGTTAATTACAACGCTGACACAGGCACATATAATTTAATTGATACCACAACAGGCGCACCCATACCTGGTAATTATCAAGTACAAGTTGGCACAAATGGTGTAGGTATTAACATTCCTACTGCCACAGGTGCTGTTTTACAAGCCTCAGTGAGCACAGATGATAGCGGGAGAATAGCTCCTGTTACACCATCTAACATCTACAACACGGGGTTAAATGCGGGTGCGGGTGGATTTGCGGGTGGTGGTGCGTTAATGCAAGACGCTGTTGCTATAGGATTAGCATATGCGCTACCTATAGCGGGTCAAGCTATTGGCGCAGCATTGGCTGTCCCCACTTCTGTGGGTACTGCTCTAGCGTCTATAGCATCAGGTATAGCCCAAGGAAAAACGCTAGATGATGCTATCAAAGGTGCTGCACCAGGCTTAATTTCTGCTGGCATTATCAGTCAGACAGGACTAGATCAACTAGGTCAAACACTTAAAGTAGACCCCAAATACGTTAATGTAGTTAACAATGTTGCGGGAAGTGTAATTGCTACGGCTGCCAAGGGCGGTAACGGGCAAGACTTGATCAACAACGCTATTGCTGCGGGTGGTGGTACGTTGATAGGACAGGGTCTTGTTGCCAGTGACCAACAAGTAAGTGCAGCGAATGCACAAGCTATAGGTCAAGCAATAGCCACTAATGCGGTGACGGGCAGTACGTTAGCGGGTGCAACTGCGGGTGCAAGTTCTGCGGGTTCATCTCAAGCAAAAGAAAATGCTGCTGCTACACCAACGCCAACACCAACACCTACGCCTTATAACTCAAACATTTCTGCTACAGATTATACAAATCAGCTAAATTCAATAGCACAAGATTTGTATAACCAAAGCACGTCTGCATCTGCGTTGCCCAATTATGTGCAAAATGTACAGAATCTTGTAGCTAGTTATGTGCAACCCGTTGCTCAACAGTTACAAGCTGCAGCCAATGACCCAACATTTGACTCTAGTAAGTTAACAGATTTGTTGAACAAGGCAGCACAAATATTAGGTGCTACGCCTTTTTCTGCTGCTCTTAAACTCATCACCTACACAGGTGGTATTGACCCTAATGAGGATGCCAAACTGAAAGCATTGCAGACAAAAGGGTTTGTTCCCCCACCGTCTGTGCTGCCTAAAGTTACACCTACGCCTACACCTCCCGCACCTACTCCTCCAGCTCCTACAACTACGCCTACAACGCCCGAACCCACGCCTACACCCACGACAGAACCATCTCCTACGCCAGAACCCACGCCTACGCCCTCGCCTACAGAACCTACAACAGAACCGACGCCTAGTCCAACTCCCGTTGTAATACCACCACCTGTAACAACGCCTACAGAACCTACAACACCGCCTGAACCATACGATCCAACCAAGTTTGATCCGGCTAATCCTGATACTTACCCCTCGCCAACACAAGACCCCAAGTTCAATCCTAGTGATCCAGCAACATGGCCTGACATTACAGTCACGCCATCTCCCGCTACACCTGCGCCTTATGATCCAGCGAAATTTAATCCCGCTGATCCAAACACATATCCATCACCCAAACAAGACCCCAAGTTCAATCCCGCAAATCCACAAACGTGGCCTGGGATGCCAGCTAGTCCACTCCAACCTCAACCACCAGCCACGCCTGGTACGCCTACAACGCCAACGCAACCACCATTGCCTGGTCAAGTGCCTACGCCAGGGCCGACTACAACGCCAACACCTAGTACAACGCCCGCACCTAGTGTTGCACCTGTACCCACTACAACTCCATCACCTGATGTCGCTCCTACACCAGGAGTGACACCCAGTCCAACTGTTGAACCTTCTCCTGTGGTGTCTCCAACACCTGGTCCAACGCCATCACCAGTGGTTACACCTTCTCCAACTGATGTTCCCGCACCAGTTACGCAGCCATCACCACAACCAGTTACTGCTCCAACACCTACACCTAGTCCATTTGCGCCACCTATATTTAACCCATTTCCCACAACAGTACCCACAACAACAACTGCGCCTAGTCCTGTGACTAGCCCTTCACCACAACCGTCTCCAACACCAAGCGCTATACCCACGCCTAAACCAGACCCATCATTACCAAAACCTGTAGAACCACCAGGACCTATCATTCCGCCTGGGCCTGTCATTCCATCTGTTCCACCCGTTCCACTTACACCTACAACACCGCCTGGGTCTACACCTGTTCCTACGCCTACGACTACGCCTACACCGTCAGTCACGCCTAGTCCCACACCGACTACAACGCCTAGGCCATCAGAAACGCCACCAGAACCACCACCAAAGTCCACGACAACACCGCCTATTTCTATCACAACAGACTATGTACCGCCTAAAAAGACGGTGGGTCTGCCAAGTCCTTTGCAAACGCCAACAGCTCTTACAGGCATTTCACAGGGGCTAGGTGGCACAGCTGGGGGTGTTTCTGTAGAATCAGGGCAGCCACAACAGGCCGTGTGGAACATACAGTCTTTAAAGTTAAAAGAAGACGGTACACCCGATTACGGGGCATTATCATCAGCATTGGGGATATAAATGGCTACAGCACTCAGAAACCTGACAAAACTAGGCACGGACGTAAAGCAGATCGCACGCCTGTTGCAAAAGAAAGCCCCACCAGGGCATATGCTGGCCTACATTTCTCCAGAAGAAGCAGAGGTTCTTAAGCAAAGAGGTGGTTCTGGACGCATCACAAATGAGGGTATTCCCTCGTTTGAACCCATTGATGTTGGTGGTGAAAACACTTTAGGATTTGATCAGCCTGTACAAACAGGACAACAAGTTCAACCAGATATTGGACCTGTTTCTTCTGAACCCACATATACACCTACATACCCACAAAATGAACCGTCTTACGCTGGTGGCGGTCTAGGTGCAACATTTTCACCTGATTACTCATCGCTTGCAACTAGCACTGGTGGTGAGCGTTTAAAGCCTACTGGCACGCCTGGTGGTGTAGGGTTGCAAACTTTGTCTACTGATATAGCACCAAGTGTACAAGCACCAGCGGGTCAATCTCCTTACGATATTTCTAGCAAAACAGCTACAGATTTGGCTGCTGCGCCTGATACATCAAAAGCCACGCCTAAAACAGGTTTATCTGGTGACACAATGGCTAAACTGGGAATTGCTGGGTTTGAAACATTGCTAGGAGCAAGGGCAGCTAAATCTGCACAAGCACAAGGTCAAGCAGCGCAACAGGCTTTACAGGCACAGGCAGCACCGTATCAACAGCAAGGTCAGCAGTTGTTGGCAGCCTCACAACGGGGTGAACTCACACCAGCCAACCAACAGATATTACAAGCTCAACAAGCACAGGCAGCGCAGAATGTGGCTACTAGAGGTGGTGTAGGGGCACAACAGGCCCAGAATCAGATCAACGCACTATCGCAACAGTTGCTACAAAGTCAGCTCAATTTGGGTCTACAGTTGCAGTCTGTGGGTGACAAGATTGCTCAAGGTGCTATTCAAGCTGGTGTCCAGGCTGACCAATATGTCAACAATCTCACGTCTAGTTATGCCATGAACATTGCTAGAACACTGGCTGGTGGTTTGCCTGGTGGCACAACTACAACTCCTACACCGCAACAATAAGGGGTTAACATGACTACCACACTAGGCAAATTAGGATCAGGTACGTTTGGTGAATTTGGTGTTAAAGATTTAGCACCTCCAAAAATAGAAACACCAGATTATGAGATGAAACCTGATGTTGCTAGAACAAAATTGAGAGAGGCTGCAGAGTCAAAAACTAAATTAGAAAGAGCACAGACAGAACGTCAGGCAGAGGCTGAACGAGAAAAAGCAGCGGGTGAAACAACAATAGCTAAAGAATATGCAGAAAAGGTTAAAGAAGACCCCTACAAATTGCTAGAAGACCAACGAATAGAAGAGAGAGACCGTCTCAAATTTGTGCCTAGTCAAGAGAATGTACAAGACTTAGGGACTCTCTTTACGTTGACTAATCTTCTGGGATTCATGATTGGTGGTAAGTCTAAGGGCAACGCTCAGGCTGCTATGTCTGCCATGAATGGAATGTTAGAAGGCCATCAAAAAGGCCGTGAGGACTTGTACAAAAAAGAGAAAGACATCTACGATCAGAACATGAAGGCGTTGGATCGCACGATTGACACTCTAGCAAAACGAGTACAACAAAATCTCACGTTATATCAAACAGACAGAGATGCTGGTATGGCTGCACTACGCACCACGATTGCTGAACACAATGCTACTTTTCTAAAAGACACATTAGAAAAGTATGGCCCAGCATATATGTACGACAAGTTAAAAACCATTGTTGATTTGGCTGACAAGAAACAAGCAGCTGATTTGGCTGCTGAAAAGGCTGCAGAGGCTAGAGCGCATCAACAGAAAATGGAAGGTTATGAAGAGAAAAAACTAGGATTTGAGGCCGAGAAAGTTGGATTAGAACGGCAAAAAGTTGCTGCACAGTTAAGGCAAGAAGGTGATCAATACACAGAAAATGCTGCACAGGCTATTGCCAACTACGCACAAGCTCCTCCTGGACTAAGAGACAAAAATCGTTACAAAATATTGGCACGGGTGCGTGAACTTAATCCTACCTACAACGAGGGTATGTACAAGGACATGGACACGGCCTATCGCAACTGGACGCAACCTAATGGCACAGGTGGCAAACAGATTTTGGCGTTTAACACCGTTGCTAGTCACTTAGATAGTATTGAGGCATTGGCAAAAGCATTAGAAAACAGAGACCAACCAGGTGTTAATGCTGCGGTCAACTTCATCAAAAATAACACTGGAGACCAAAAAGTCACAGATTTCAACACAGCTAGACAAGCAGTGGCTGCAGAGTTGGTCAAGGCCATTGAGGGCAGTGCGGGTGCATTGGGTGACCGTGAGGAGGCACTAAAGACACTCGATCCTACCAAGTCACCAGCACAGCTAATGGGCACAATCAAGATTTACAAAGAGTTGATCAAGAGACGTATTGAGGCCAGCAAATATATGTACGAACAGTCTACTGGTCGCAAGAACTTTGAACAATTTATCCCACCAGAAGTTAGACGGTCATTTGGTATTGATGATGTTATTGCTGCTAGGCCATTGCCTGAGTCACCTCAGTCATCTGTACCTACAACAACAGGTCCAAAAGAAGGTGACAAGAATAAGTCCAAATCAGGTAGACCCATCATCTTTCGAGGTGGTGAATGGCATTATGAGGATGAACAATAATGGCTGTACCAAAAGAAGACTTACCCACAACTCTTGTTCCTGGTGACGATTTGCCTGGTACAAGTCAGGTCAAACCTATACCAGGCGGTCCTGAGTATAAAGAGGCTTTGCAAGGCTTGACGTTTGGGTTTGGTGAAGAGGCTATGGCAAAGGGTCGATCACTGATACCTGGTCAACCCAGTTATGAAGAATCTGTAAAAGCAGAGCGAGAACAACTCAAACAGTATGAGAAAGAGAAACCTCTTACCGCAACGGGTTTGCAAGTGGCGGGTGGGTTAGCACCGTCTTTAGTGACGGGCGGTATTGGGCTAGTAACGGGGGCTAAACCAGCCATTGCCAAGGGTTTAGACGTGGCGGGTAACCTTACCCTTACCGCCATGAAAAAATACTATCCAGAGGCGTTTGCGAGGCTTCCAGACTTTATAAAGGCGGGTGTCACGGGTGTAGAAGCTGGGGCTAAATATGGAGCTGGTGCAGCAGAAAAGCCAGAGGATGTACCTAGAGAGATGGCAGTAGGCGGTCTGGTGGGTGGTACTGTAGGTGGTGCAACTAGTATTGCTAAAACAGCTCTGACTCCTGTCTTTAGGGCGTTATTTGGTGACGTGGATAAAGATGCAGCCACTCGCATTGCTAACGCTATGCAAATGGATAAAACCACGCCAGAAGAGTTAGACAGAAGATTAAAGGCTGCGGGTAAGCCTGGTGAAGTAACTTTGTCAGATGTTGCTGGTCAAAACCTCAAGTCACTCATGCGGGTGGGCACAAACGTGCCTGGTGAAACACGGGAGTCTGCCACCAACTTTCTAACACAACGTCAACTAGATCAGTTTGACCGGATCAATGAAGACGTGGAAAACATGATGCTGCAAGGTAAAGGCAGAGATGTTTATACGTTGAAAAATGAATTAGACACAGTTAGAAAATCTATGTCTGATCCTTTATATAAACAGGCAAATAATATAAAAATACAAAATACGCCTGAGTTAATAAAAATACTGAATGCTATGCCTAATGAGGCATTGTCAAGAGGTAAAAGTATTTACAAGTATGAAATGTTGCCAACACCAGATGTGCCTGGCAAATTAAAAGATTTAGCTAAAAAGACTGATCCTATAGACTTTAGAATCTTTGACCTTGTCAAAAGAGGATTGGATTCTGAGATCAATCAACATCAACAAAATGGTGTTTATGATGACATTGGGCGTTCTTTAATCAACCTTAAAAACACATACCTTAACTATTTAGACAACGCCAACCCTTACTACAAAGCTGCTAGAGATGCCTGGGGCGGTCCTTCTGAGTCTAGAGATTTGCTAGATCAAGGCAAAAAGATTTTCCAATTAAACCCATCTGCGGTGGCAGACAAGTTCAGCAAGATGAATCCTGGACAACAACAATATTTTAGGATGGGTGCTGCAGAGGCTATTAAAGATGTAATTGGTGGAAAACAAGACATGGTCAACAAAGCCAGAGTATTGATTGGGTCTGCCAAGAATAGGGAAAAATTACGGTCTATATTCCCTTCTCAAGAAGCCTACGATCAATTTATGGATCGTATGCAAGTAGAAAAGAAAATGTCAGAAACGGCTGGTTATTTGTTGCCAACATCTGGATCAAAAACAGCTGGATTGTTAACAGATGTAGGTGAATTAGGACCAGAACAACAAGCGGGTTTACTTAAAGATTTAGTGTCTCTTAATCTGCCAGGTGCAGCCATGAGATTGACACCTAAACTTTATGGTGCAACCACGGGTGTTACCCCAGAACTGGCTAGTTCATTACAAAAGAGTCTACTCACGCCTGGTGCAACAGCTGGTGATCTAGCAGACAGAATCAAGGCTGCCAGACAAGCCCAGGCCAGAAGTCGTGCTATCACGCAACAAGTGGGTAAAACAGCTGCTGCACCTATTCTTCTACAAAACCGTAAAGATCAATACTAGGAGTAGACCATGCCACTCAAGAAAGGTACTAGCCGTGAAACAATATCTAAAAACATCAGCAAACTCACAAAAGAGGGAGGCCGTCCACGCAAGCAAATTATTGCTATCGCTTTGTCATCGGCTCGCAAATCAAAAAAGTCTGGTAAGAGAAAAGGCAAAAGAGGCTGAAAAACTAGGGTTTAAGTTATGACCAAGAAGAAAGAAAAGGGTATCAACCCAGCACTAGAGACAGCCATCTCTGAGATGCTAAAAGCGGTCATGGTAGACCCTACTGCCACGATTACTGACAAAACAAAGGTGATAGACCGTGCCCTCAAGTTGGAGGCCATCAAGATGAAGATGCAAGATGACGAGTGGGGTAGTGGGTTTATGGGATTAGAAGACGAGGAAAACGAGGCATAATAGGGCTTTTTAAAGGGGGTTCTATGGATAAAGTCTCATTGATCACGTTGGCGTTAAAGGTTATCTCAGATCGTCTAATCACGATTCTGGCACTGCTAATGTCGTGTGGGTTAACGTCCTACACGTTGTGGGCGGGTGATTGGACAAGGGTTGCTACCCTTGGTATATTTGTGGTATTTAGTTATCTAATTGTGAAAAACAAGGAGAGCAGTCATGGTCAAAGCAGTCAAGGACAAGCGGTATCAGGAGATTCAGACTAAGTCTGGATTGCCTATTGCAGACAATTTCAACTACTCTCAGAAGTGGGCGCAGCCTGTACGCCCACAAAAGCCTTCTGACAACACACAAATGGGTCAACCAAGGTGGCAACCTGGTCAACTGCCTAAAGGCGGTTTCAGGAGCGTCTTTGACTTTTCTACAGGCCCTGAGTCCACCAAACTCTCACCCACTTCAGGCGGTGGTGGAAAGGTTTACTAATGGCTAACAATATTGCGTTCCAAGCCTCTGGAATGACGTACAAGGCTAACGCTACGTCCTCGTCACAAACCATCCAGATCACCACGGTTTCGCCTACCAACCAGT